GCGGCACCAAGGGCTGCGGCTCGCAAAACCTGAAATGTTTTAACAAGTTTTTGAATTACTAAAACAAAAGCCATTGCTTTACTTGCCGCAAAAATGCCTGCAAGAACTACGCCAAGAGCAGTAAAAACACCTTTATTGTCAGCAACAAATTTGAAAACTTTGAAAACTACAAAACCAAAACCAACAACAGCTTTAATTGCGGTTTGGAAAGCAGCAACTAATTTGCCACCATTTTCTTCTAACCATTTTTGAACCGCAGGAATGACTTTTTGAGTAAGTAATTGAAAGAACTTTTCAACAACAGGCAAAAGTGCATTTCCAAGAGTTTCTTTTGCTTCATCAAAAGCAATGCCAACGCGCTTCATTCTGTATTCAAATGTTGCTGCGCGAACTTCGGCTGAACCTTTAAATTGCTTGGCTAAAATATCAAGAACTTTGCCAAAGTCTTTGCTTTTCATTGTTGCTTCATCAATTTTCACGCCCATATTTCTTAGGGCTTTGAAATTGCCTTGATATGCTTTTTGAATTGCTGAAACTGCACTATCAAGTGAAACTGTTGCACCTGCTGAAAGATCAAGAGCAACTGAAAGTAAACCTTGAGCTTGGGCTAAATTGCCAGTTATGCCCGCGAGTTTTGCTAACGCCGGGCGAAGTTCTGTGTCGGCAACACCAAGAGCGCGTTGCATCCTGTCAATATAGGCTTCGACTGAGGCAATTGCCTCATCGGTAGCGCCAACGGTATTGCGCAAAGAGTTGGCAAGAAGTGCCTGCCCTTTTTGATCTTCAATGGCAGCTCTAACTGAATCAACGCCAATTTTAACGGCAAACGCTGCTGAGGCGGCGGCAGCTAGACCAAATGCCTTAGTTGCTTTCCTAGCAAAACCATCAAAATCTTTGCCTAATTTGGTAATATCTTTTTGGGCTGCCTTTGAACCTTTGGCGCTGTATTCGCTGACAATCCGTGCGACTATTGCTCCAATTGCCATTGTTTAGCCCTTCTTGTTTGTGTCTAAATGCTTTTGAAGTGTTGCCTTGGCATCATTGAAAGCACTTTCAATTTTAGTTTCAATCTCAGTTTTATTCTTATCAACTGCCCACCAAATAAGGCGTGAGGCTTTGCCAAACCAATTAAGGTTTTCAATAAAGCGACCACTACCGCCTAAACGCCCGCCAACTTCAAAGATTGCACCTGCCGCTGATTTATTCAGCAATGCACCTGCTGAAGTTGTGTAATCAGCTCGAACTTTACCTTGGGCGCGAGTTGAAACAATGCCTGTCTTAATTGCGCCGGTATCCCAAGCAGGCCAACCCTTGCCACCTCGAGAGGTCGCGCTTGGATTTGTTGGTTCAACTTTACGCCAGCCGCGCATTGGGGTATCTGTTGTGCGATTTTGAATTTTATCAACTTTATTGCGAGCTTCATCTCTTGCGCCTTTAAGTTCGCTTGATATGACTTTGTTAAAGCCCTTGACGGCATCTTTATCAAATTCTTTCAATGCCGTCAAGGTTTCTTTAACACCAACCAAGATAATTGCTTCTTGAGCCATTATTTACTCCGCGCTTTGTTGCGTTCTTTGATGTAGGCAACGATTGCTTCCAAAATGCCATCAGGGGCATCAAGTAAAGCCGTTGGAGATAAGCCCGACTCCACCGAAATTGCTGCTATTGAATAAGTCAGGCTATCTCGGTGGATTCGGAATTTGGGTCTGTGACAATCTCAACTGAAACAAGTTCATCAAGAAAACCGTTACCAAAAGGCTTGACAACTTTGCCGTTAGCGGCAAGAGCTGCGTGTCCAAGGTAGTAAATGTGTTCTAGCTTTTGTTCCTCGCTGAGTAACTTAGCAAATCCCTTGCCAAACTTTTGCTCAAACCCAACGATGATTCGGGGAGTCAAAGAAAAGACTCCCTCAAAACCATCAGTTGTTTTAACTTTTATCTGTAATCCATCCATTATTTTCCCCCTAGTTTAATTAAGCGATTGCTTTTGTAATCGCGCCTGAAATTGGCCAGGTAACTGAAGCTGTGGCAAGTTCGCCAACGCCGCCGTTAAGTGGTGTCCATTCTGATACAAGAACTGAGAATGAATATGAAGGATTTGTTGCGCCAATTGTTGTGTTTACAGGTTTGACGGTGCAAGTTACGGCGGTGCCAAGTAAAGGATAAATTACTTGCTCAACGCTTGATGTTGCAAAATCCTGATGAAATTCAAAAGTTACGGAATTGTCTGCAAGGCCAGCAACGCGCTTTTTTGCGGTGTCACCAAAACTTGTTGTTTCAACAATGTCATAACTTGTTGAAATACTGATGTTGTTAATATGGTCGCTGAGATCGTTTGTTCCAAATACGATGTACGCGTTGTTTAATACTAATCTTGCCATTTTATGATGTCGCCTTTGTGATCGTGCCTGAGATAGGCCAAGTTACTGATGCTGTTGCGAGTTCACCAACTCCACCGTTAAGTGGTGTCCACTCTGAAACAATTGCTGTGAAAGTATATGAAGGTGATGTTGCACTTACGGTTGAAGTTGGTGATACCACAATTGTAGTGGTACTTCCCAAAAGTGGGTAAATGGTTGCTTCAACATTTGAAGTTGCGAAATCTTGGTGAAATTCCAAAGTCACCGAATTCTCTTGCAAGCCGGCAACGCGAGTTTTCGCTGCTGTTGAACCAAATGCTGATGTTTCAATTACTTCATCTGATCTTGAAAGTGAAACTGAAGCAATATGATCACTCAGATTCACTCCATTCACGGTGCATTTCGCATCTGTTAAAACGATTCTTGCCATTTATTTGGCTCCTTCTTGAGTTGTTACTGGCTTGATTGACGGTGTTGAATCTGACTTAATGTGTGAACCTTCAACAAGTGCTTCAATGTTCACACCTGCTTCAAGTAGTTCTTTTTCGGTGAGAGTGTCACCTTTGCTTTTTCCGCAAACCTCTAAATCTGAGGTTACTGTGTAGCTCATTTGTTTCTCCTTATCCCCAAATTGTGAGGCGGTAGCGGTACGATAAATAAAGATTGCCTTGAGAGTCATAAGTTCCTGATTCGGCACTCATTACTCGCAAAGTTTGAACTGCGCCCCCTAGTGTGCGATCACCTTCAAGGGCGGCCTTAATTGAACCTGCACCCGAACCTGCCAAATAAGTATCTAACTTATCTTGACCCGAACGGGCATCAAAGCGTTGCACAATCACATAAATATCAACATTGGCTTGGTCTAAACCTCGCGCATTGTCAATATCAAATGTGAAATCTAATTGCCCCACGATGGCGCAGGGTGGCGTTGGTACCTCAGGTATTAAGTCAAAGGCGCGAAGCCCTGAGATGGTCTGCAAACGGGTTTTAAGCCCATCTCTGACGGTGCTTACATTCATTTAGCAACGCCATTCTGCTTGCGGAATGGGCGAACAAGTGCCTCAACATCAGCATCTAATTTAGCTGAAAGTCGAACGGTGCCAAGGTCGGGAGTGCCAGCGATTCCAAATGGTGATTGACGGCGAACAAAGAGGCGTGAAGCCTGAATTATTGTTGCCATATTGATCTCCGCAGGTGTATCTGACCATCCCCAAACACCTCTAACGCGAACTGCTTGAGGTAGGAAGTAGGGGAAAACATAACTTCCAACTGCCAAGATGCGTGAGTAAGGCCAACCTCGGCGGGGATTATTGACAGGTTCGGTCAAGAAATCTGAAGTTGTCCAAACACTTTCATAGGTTTGGTTGAAATTGTCATCAGTTGCAATTTGAGTAATGCTGACAAAATCATCAACGGGCAAAATATAAGCATCTTCAGGGGTGTAGTAACGATAAACAGGTGAACCCGTAGTTCCATCCGCATAAAAGAATCGCCCGGTGTAGTCATCAATCATTCGGCTTGCTGAAGTGATAGCAGCTTCAAGCGGCATATCATCAACGCTGTCGGTTATTGCCAAAGATGCCTTTAATTCGGCAAGTGTGCAGTAACAATTAGTTAGAGCCACGAATGATTCTCTTTTCTGCTTTAGGCAGCATCGCCCTTTCTAAATCAGGGGCAGCCGTTGCGGTTTCTTTTGGCTTGCGAGCTAATCGCAAAATTCTTTTCAATCTTTCCATAATTGGTGGTGCCGTTCATCTAACCAATAAGACTTTTGATGCGGCAAAATTGCGCCTGTGTTTACATAAATTGGGAAACCTAACGCCCTAATTCTACGGCAGAAAAGTAAATCTTCACCAATCCAATTGCCATCAATAGGGCCATCCCAAAACCAACACCAATCGGTGCCTTGGTTTTTATCTGCGGTTTCGCGCATCTTTTCTAAAACGCTGCGATGGATAAGCAAGCAACCTGTTCCCGCAGCATCAATTTCAAAAACTGAATCTTTGTCATACTTATACAAGGGCAAAAAACCTTCGGGTGCATCTTGGAAGATAGCAGGCACCGGTTTTGGATACGGTGCGCCTTCAATTCCAAATCCTGCAAAAACTAAACCTGCCACAACAGGGCGTTCTTTATCGTGAGCAGTTTCAAGCAACTTATCAAATGCTTCAAGTGA